TACTTTCATAACCTCAGCTGATGGCATAGATTTATATTGCATGAAATATTCTTTTATAGTGTCAACCAAAAATTGATTTGACTCATTTTCAAAATATTCAGAATGCAATATATCATTTATCTGTTGTAAAAACTCTTTACTTTTTAACAGACATGTGATTATTTTTATCTGAAATGTATAACCAAACTCGCTTAATCTATCACTCATAACTTTTTATTGCCATTGCTTCTAGGTGAGAGAAACATAACTTTAACCACATATCAGGATTTTTAATTGCAGTATATGTTTTGTCCTCTAACATTAATTTTTGAAACTTATATTTTACCAATCTATTTATTGGCTCTCTTACAACGTCCATAATATAAGATTTTGTATTACCTGGTATATCAACATCAGCAAGCTGCATAAGGTCGAAATTTAATCTAATAATATCTTCGCTTTGTTTTATTTCTGTTACAACCTTTGAATCATCGTCGCTTTGTTTTACATGCTCTATAAATTCATCGATTGTAATTTTTTTGTCATCAAATAATATAGGTAGCCTTTTTTGTAAAGTTTTAATACCTACACCTTTGATTCCAGGAATATTGTCTGATGGGTCACCTTTCATTGTCCTGTATAGTAAATAGTTGCATGCAGGGATTTCAAAATCCTCATGCACAGTATCTTTAAAATAATACTTTTTCTTTGTTGGTGACCATACCTGTACACGTTCGTCTACCAATTGTAAAAAGTCTTTGTCTGTAGACATAATATAAAACTGACTTTCAGGGTAAACTTGTTGAGAAATATAAGCCATTGCATCATCAGCTTCAATATTCTCTGGTGCAAGTACTGTTAACGGTAAAGTACTAAGATATTGAGTAAGTCTACTAATTTGATTTTTCATAGACACTCGTTCATCTTCTTGATTATTAAAGGAGTCAAGACGGGTTAATCGCTTTCTGACTTTTCTATTTGCCTTATACTCAGGAAAGAGTTTTCGTCTTTTAGCAGAACCACCTTTGCCATCAAAACAAACAATTACTCTTGTAGGTTTGATGTTTTTAATTGCATAACCAACAGATTGCAAAAAACCTGTCATGCCTCCAATATGTATGCCGTCCTCATTTGTAGTGGGGTTAACGGCAAATGCTCTAATGAAAGTATTTAATCCATCAACCAAAAGAATTCTATCATTTGGTTCATGAGTTTTATGTTCATTTTCATTAAGAGTTTTTAAGATTTCTATATAACTTTGTTTCATATATCTAATATAACAATTTTTTTTGACATATAGAAATAAAAAGCGTGCTAAGTAGGCAGGTTTTTATTTTATTTCTATTGTTCTTGTTTTAGCATTTTCTGACTTAGGTACAGTAATTTGTAACAAGCCTTTGGCCATGCTAGCGTCTAATTTACTTAGGTCGTAATCAGCACTGATTTTCCATCCCATATCAAAGCTCCTTCTTGTAATACCTCTATGTACATAATTTGGTGCTTCTACATCTGATGGATTTGATTCGATATTTGGTTTCCTGTAAGCTACCTTTAAAGTGTTGCTTTCTACTGAAACATTGATATCGTCTTTTTCTAAACCTACACAAGCTATATCAAAGCATAGGTTGTCGTTTTGCAAAAAAATATCGACAGGATAAGCAGGCTTGGTTTCTATTATAGAACCAAATGCAGTATCTCTATCGAAAAAATCTTTGAATAATAAGTCGGTTGAGAAGAGTCTCTCACCTAATAAGTGTCTTGTCATAATAAATCTCCTTAAATAATTTAATTGTTTGGCGCCTACTTAGTACGCTTTACATAATATAAATATACACTAAATTTAGTTTTGCCAAGAAGTATAATACATTTCCTCTCCGCCTTTCCACTGTCCTTTGGTAACTTTGGCTATAGCGATTGTATGTTTACTTCTTATTTCATTTAGTGCGCTTTCTATTTCTTTAGTACCTTTCAAGTTTTTTACTGAAAGTGTATTAACTAAAATTTCTTTCTTAACATCTACAGTTTTTCTTTTACCTTTTTCCTCAACAGTTTTTGTTCCTGTTACGATAGAGGTTTTTCTTGCTCCTGTTATGTGTACTGTCAATCTTCTCATAATATTTCTTTTTATTTGGTTTAAAAATAAAGGCCCTTGGTTGTTAAATAAATCTTTATAATAGTGAGGATTTTTAACTCTTAACATTCTGCACCACGTGAAGGTGGCCTTTGTTAGCAGAACTAGGTGTATATTACAACACCTTGATTACGTCAGATTTCTTAACTTCGACAACTTCAAATTCTACCATGTCTCCTTCAAAATCTTTGTTGACGATTGCTTCTGCGTCTGTTACTGATACTGCTGAAACTAAATAAGCTTCTTTTTTCCAAACAACTTTTTTTCCATTGTCTGTTGCTACTTTTACTCTTGCTAAATAATACATGTTTATAACCTTTTTTTTATTTATTAATATATAGTTTTTGATTTCTGATATACATTTTACCCCTAGGTATTTCTGTTAACTCTCTACCTAGCATATCATATATTTTATTGCTTCTACAACAACTGCATCCCATTTGGCATTCATATTCTAATATTGCAGTTGGTGTTCCTAAGTTAGCCATTAACATCCAAGCTTGGCCATCCCATACTTGATTGAAACAACAACTCATTGTGTCAACATAACCTAATGTATCTGTTAAGGTATAACTAATACAAGTTGTAATTGTATCGTAAGGCATACCTGTCGACATATTGTAATTATATACTATATGTGTGCAAGGTCCACTAAAACAACTATCTTCACCCAACATGTCTTGACCACCATAAGTTACAGCATATAAAGGAGCCATGTTTGGTAAACCATTTCCAGTAATTGGTATTGCTATTTCTAATTGATACTGTGAACCTATTGTGTAAGTATAATTTGAATCACATAATGTTTGTGCTTGTAATTGTAGGCCAAGCGAGACTAGTAGTGATAATAAAACTTTTTTCATTTTTTCCTCTTTTTAATTAATTATTAGATAGAGTGGTTGGATTCGAACCAACAGTTTTTTAAGTACCGTTTTGTAGGCTAAAAACTTTAAAAATACCTTATATAAGTTTCTGTACTCTTTAGAAACTTGGTGTTGGAGCTACCTTCACCTTCTTACCATTTGATTACACGTAATCATTTTGGTTGCGTATTCCGAGGCCACATATTCATGTTTTATATACATGTCAGCGACCATTCCGCCACACTCTAAATTATTTGCTATCCTGTAGGTACGTCGTCATTTCCGATTTCAATATCATCGATACCAATATCATCTGTTTTATACGACATAATTAAGGTTTCACAAATCTTGTTGTAAATACTCTCTTTTCTTTCTGGATTAGATAATATTTTTTCATCAAAATCTTTTGACAAAAACTTTATATCTTCACCAGTAATGTCACAAGTATAAGTATACCATGAACCACCTTGCTTTAAAAGGCTGTAATCTTTCATGATTTGAAGCCAGCTTCCTGTATCATCAATTCCTGATTCGAAATAGATATTAAATTCCGCCTCACGTAGAGGTGGTCCCATTCGATTTTTCACAACCTTTGCTTTGGTTTTGATTCCTATTACTTGTTCTTTCCCTTGAACTTTTGCTTTGATTTGGCCTGCAGCTTTAAGCCTTAATCTACAACTAGCATGAAACTGTATAGCTTTACCACCTGATGTTGTATATTTGTCGCCAAACATAACACCTAGTTTTTCTCTTAGCTGGTTTGTAAATATAAGTGCCACTCTTTCTCTACCAATTAGCTGAGTTATCTTTCTCATACCTTTTGATAGTACTATTGCTTTTGATGTTGCCCAACCTTCTTTGTCATAGTCTTGAGCCTGTTCAATTTTAGTAGTTGCTGCCGCAACAGAATCTACTGCTATTGTAACAAGTCTGTTTCTATCACTTTCTTTAACCTTAAGAATAATATTTTCAATTACCTCAAAAATATCTTCTACAGTTTCAAGTTGTACATAAAGCATTTTATTCATATCCATACCTATTGTTGTTAGGAACTCTTCGTTCATAGCATTTTCAGTATCAATATAAACTGCCAATCCACCTTTTTTCTGAGTGTTGGCAAGTAAGTGAGCAGCTAATAATGATTTACCAGAGGCTTCCATTCCAGTAATTTCTGTAATTCTACCTATTGGTAAACCACCATTTGGCCTATTGGAAATAGCTAAATCAAGTAAAGATGAACCTGTACTTATCCATTCAGTTAAATCAGTTGGTGTTTCTTCAGCACCATCAAGAAAGTATGCAACCTTCATTCCTTTAAACTGCTTGTTTAGTGAGTCAGCTAATACGCTGGCTAATTCATCTCTTTTTGTCTTGTTTTTTGCCATGTTTTTTCCTCTTATTATTCGTTAAATAAATCATCAAAAGCAGATTCAACATCTGATGTAGATTTTACACCTGCTACTTCTGCAGTAGCCGGAGCTTTTTGTGTTTCATCTTCACCATCAGGGTTTAGCCATTCTTCTAATACAACCTTAAGGTCTTCATAAGAATTCTTTCTAAAGATTTCATAGATTTCCTTTTGTCCACTAACAATTTTGTCAGCAACATTTGCATCTTCAGTAGCAGCCGTTTGATTTGGTTTAACACGGATTGCAGTTTTAGGATATTGTCCTACACCTTCTGCAGGTGTAAATTCAACCACGATATCTCTACCTGCTTTTACATCTGTGATATCTCCATAATCAGGGTCAGCAATAAAGCCTAGTAATTCTGTATAAACTTGTTTTCCAAATCCCCAGAATTTTACACCTTCAGATTCTTGGCCTCTTACAATAACAGGCGTATAACATCTCATCTTTGGTGTTAACTTTCTTGCTAGTTTAAAATCATCTGATTTACCTGTAGCTCTAAGCTTCTGTGCAAATTCTTCCACAGGGTCTGCTTCACCATAGGTAATAGGTGATAAATAATTTTTCTTACCTAAGTCATAGTGAAAATACATTTCAATAAACGGATTTTCTTTGTTATGCTGGTAAGGTACGATACGAACTTGGTTTTTACCAGGTTCTGGTTTCCACAGGTTATCTTGTCTACCTGTTTGAGTTTGTAAGTTGTTTAACTTACGACGGATTGCTTCTAAATCAATTGCCATTTTTTTCCTCTTTTTTTGTTATTAATTATTAAATATAATAAAAATTTCCGACATTAGGAAACTTCTACTAACTTTTTTTCCACTTCTGTGAAATATTTTTTTACTGCCAATTCCTTAGCCTTTGCCTCGACAACAACATCGATATCCAAGCCATAGTCGTTAATTTCGTCCTTGATGTAGTCTGAATGTGCTTGTACTTTTATCTTGCTGAATTCCTTGTATTGTTTAGCAAGTGTAGGAAAGTCTTGCATTTGCTCGATTGATATATTGCTGTTTTTGCATATTTGTTCGATGATAAGTTTTTGTTCGTTACGCCTTGATTCGGAATAGTGAGTACAAGGCTTTACATCACCCCATGTAGATGCTGCAAGCTTTAGTGCGTCTTCCTCGGTTAGGTCGCCTGTGCAGAATTTGTGGTGGTGATAGTCGAACACAATAGGAATACCTATTACCTTGTATATACCATTGTATAAATCTAGCACTGAATACATTGAGGCCTTGTCGTCGTTTTCGACAGTAAGACGAGCTTGCGCTGACGACTGTAAACGTTTGAAGTTTTTGCAAAACCTGTCCATTGCAGATGCCTTGTCGCCATAAGCACCGCCAATATGAATGTTGATTTTTGCAGCAGGTGATTGTGGCAGACCCATTAGGTCCATTATTTGTGCAGATTTGTCTAGTTCGTTAATTGCTGCATCGACTGTTTTTTTAGTTGGAGATGCTAGAACTGCAAATTGTCCTGGATGGAATGAGAGACGCTGGCCATATTTTTTGGAAAGGTCGCCTGCCTGTTTAAGTAACTTGCAGATTGTTTCGTAGCCTGGTAAATCCTTGAATTCGTATTCCGACATCCAAGGGTACATGCTTGATGACATACGATACACCTTGATGCCATTGTCCTCATTCCATTGTATTATCTTAATTAGGTCTTCTGTATTAGCGATACATATTTCTGATACATAGTCCAAACCTTTTGCATCGTATGTTCGCCTAATCATTGTGCGACCTGTGTAAATTTTTTGTTTGCGTAATTGCATGTTAACACATGCGTAACCTAGTTGTTTTGCCATATTCTATAATATAATAAATTTATTTGACATAGAGAAATTATTTCCATAATATTTGTATACATACCAAAGTTGTTGCCAATACAAGTGATACTGCAGTCTTTGTTGTTATACCTTCACCCATAAAAATCCATGTAAGTACAACAAATGATATCATACCTGTTCCAAAGCCTATAAATCTACCTGGCCACAATAAGCCATCAAAATGACCTACAACATGCTTTGTCGCAAATATAAACATATAGGATATTATGCTTCCCATACCTATTGATAAAATTAGTGGATTTTTTTCGAACCATTTCCATAAAAACTGTCCGTTTGTTTGGAACCAGATTAAAGACTGGCCTGCAAAGAAAAGTACTATCGCTAGTGTCAATTGTTTCATTTGTTAGTAATTATTCGTTATTAGTTATTTATATATAAATATAACAAAAATATCCGAGATATAAAAATTTTTTTAGGTTTTTTTTACAAAGTTATTAACAATTTATTTTTTAACTTTGATGTATATAACTTCTTTAACTGCAGTGTCTATTCTTCTTAAACCTTCTTCATTTGTAACCATAATACAGTTTCTGTACGATTCCCAGTTTAATTGGAATTTTGTATCTAGCATTCCATTGTTATTGTTCTTAATACATTCGTTAAGTGCATTAATTGTATAAAGAGTATTTGTTTGCTTTTTTCTGTGAAGTGAAATAGTGTCCTGTATAATTTCAACATTATTACTAGAATCTATATTATATGTGCACATTAAATCGTTTTTGTTTTCAACACTATTCAATATGAATATTTTGTTATAAAGTACATCATATGTATCTACGATCGTATCAACGGTTTTTGTCAAAAATTTAGAAACAGTAAATGTACATAGTAATTGAGTTTTCATTATATATCCCCGCCTTTAGTTTGGCTTGCAGGGTTAATTAAAAGTCTACATCCAATCATTAATCCATCTTTTACTACCATCTTAGATTCACCTGTATACCTTGCAACCATATAAGGTTCATACTGCTTTCCAAATGAAGGAAACTTTTTAGCGCCTCCGTATATTTTAGGATTCCACATTATATGGCCAGCACTACTTACGCCAATATGTACAGCTGTAGCTTCACCATCATCGTTGATTGCAAAACCTACAGAGAATGCAGCGTTATCTTGCATTAATATATTACAGTTATTTATTCCAGCCTTTCCTGTAAAATAATCATTTCCAAATATAGACATCATTGAAACATCTTGGCCAACCTTGCCTGCTTTCAGCACAGATCTTCGCCTAGACCATCCTGATGCATTTTCTAAAACATATAAATTTTTAGGTTTCATTTTATTTATTTTAGAAACATGCTTTGTCCATAGTTTTGAATTTTGGTCTTTAGGTATAACGTCCTTTCC